GGAATTATGTTTAGATTTTCATTTTCAACAATTTTATAAATTTTATTCATTATAATCGCCTCATTAGTATAATAATATATATTCATAAATATATTTGTCGTTTTTTGTCAAAAGTTAAAACATTTGTTCTTTTTTAAAAGAATATATATACACTACTTGTTTTGTAGTGCTTTTTCTTTTGTTTAAAAATTATCAGTTCCAGAGAATAATATAATATCAGCTATTATTGATATAAATGTAATCAAAAATCCTTTTAAAATATATCTATTCATAAATAATTTGGCTATATATATACCACCAATCATTCCATATATTACTGAAGCTATATAAGCAATATAAATAAATATAGTTAGAAAGCATTTTATAAAATTACATTTATTTGAATTTTTAAAACATTTAAATTTATTATAAAAATTATACTTTTCTAATAAAGACATTATCAACATAGCTATAATAGCTGGTATTAAATATGATAATATAGTAAAAAATAAAAACATAATTATTCACTCTTATCCTTATTCTTACTTTTTAATAAATTATATAAATCCATTATAACTTTTTTATCATTTTCTCCCATATCTGATATATCAAGACCATCTTTCATACTAGCTGCTATTTGTATAGGTTCGTTTATTTCTTTTGTATCATTTACTCCTAGCAAATAGTCTGTAGAAACATTAAATATTTCTGCAATTTTTTTTACAGTTGAAGTATCTGGGTCCCTTTCATCTTTTTCATACATACTTATGCTACTAGGAGCAAGATTCAAGAGTTCAGCTAATTCTGATTGAAACATTTTTCTTTCTTCTCGTAGCATTTTTAATTTTCTACCAAAAGACATTTTATTACCTCATTTCTAAAAATTTTAAAAATTTTTTATATTGTCATTGTAACACTTTTAGTGAAAGTAGTCAACATAATTCACTTAAAGTGAAAAAAAGTAAAAAAATAGTATTGACAACACTTAAAGTGAAGTGTATAATGTTGTTGTAATTCACAGAGAGTGATACGAAAAGGAGGAAATATGAAAGAGTTTAAAAAGTTTAGAGAAACATTAGGTTTAACGATTGCTGAAATGGCAAACATTTTAGGCATTTCAAAATCATATTTAGAAAAACTGGAAACAGGTCATAAACAACCAAGCAGAAATGTTATGTGCAAAATAAAAGAAAAATATCCACAGTTTGATATGAACTTTTTTTTGATTTAACACTTCACTTTAAGTGAAATATACAAGGAAAGAGGTGATAAACATGCCAGATATTATGGATATAACTGAAACAGCAGAGTATTTAAAATGCTGTGAGCAAACATTGAGAAATAAAGCACGAAGAAAAGAGATACCTCACAGATATGTTGGAGGCAAATATTTATTTAGTAGAACAGCATTGCAAATGTGGGCAAGTGGATATGAGCCAAAAGATTTTTTTGAGGTTGTGGCGCAAAAGATGTTAGAGCAAACAGTTTAGATAAAGGAGGTGATGATATATGAAAATAAGAATAGGAAAATATGTGTGGAATCCAAGTAAATGTATTCCCTTGTATTTATTAGCAGGAATAGCAGGATATAAGCTAATGTGGATTTTGTATTATTTATTATTGCCATATTCAACAATGGCATAGGAGGTTGAAAATGATAGAGAAAACAGAAAGGTATGTAGAAAGAGCTTTAAGACAAAGACCAAAAACAAGAGATGATGATAATTTACTTTATTTAGATGTATTAACACAAATAGACCCAGCTCTTGTTAATGTAAACTTTAAATCTACATTTATTACAGCAAGAAAATTAAAATTACCTGCATATGAAACTATAAGTAGATGTAGAAGAAAGTTACAAGAAAAGTATCCAGAATTACAAGAAACTATAGAAATGCAAAAAGCAAGAGAAAGACAACAAATGGATATGTTTGCTTATGCAATGGAAGAGAGGTGGAATGTAAATAATGTGTAAGATTTTAGGTTTTATAAACATAAGAAGAAAGACAAAAACTGATGAGCAAATAGATGAAATACAAGGAAGTATAGCAGATAGACTAACATTAATAGCATCAAAAATGGAAAGAGTATTAAGTAGAATTATGCAAATAATTGATTTAAATGGTGGTAAACCTGTATTGATTAAAAGAGCAGTAACACAATTACTTTTATTAGTAGATGATATAAAAAATCTAGCATCAGATTTGAGAGCAGATGCCAGATTATAACTAAATTCCAAAAAGTTATATTAAAAGTATAGCACAAAAACACTAAAAAGAAAAGAGGGAGATGATGGAAAAGAAAAGCTTTATATTGTTTGCAGAACATGAAGAAATATTTGAAAGTTTAACAGATAAGCAAGCAGGTCAGCTTATTAAAGGAATATTCAAATATGAAAAAACACAAGAAATCCCTCATTTAGATAAAACTGTTAGAGTAGCTTTTATTCCTATAAAGCAGATATTAGATAAAAATCGTGAAGAATACATTAAAAAGTGTGAGAAAAACAAAGAAAATGGAAGAAAAGGTGGCAGACCAAAGAAGAATGTAGAAACCGAAATAAACCCAAATAAACCGAATGGTTTTTTTGAAAACCAAACAAAAGCCAAAAAAGCCGATAATGAATATGAATATGATAATGATAATGATATTAAGATAGATAAAATAAATAAATATATCACTCATTTAGGTTTGGATAAATTTGAGATTGAACTGTTGCCTGAAAGCACACAAATACAAATAAATGAATATAAACAAGTTATAAATGAACTGTATATAGATGAACGAGAAGATATTCTAGAAAGATTAACAATAGATATATTGTCTAGATGCTGGGAAAGAATGCAAAAAGTAAAAACAGTAGATAGACCTATAGATTATTTAAAAGAATCAGTTATAAATGAGGTGGAAAAAAATGAATAAAGAGGAACTAGATGTATTAAAGGAAATAGTTAAAAAAATATGTGATAAAGCAGATATTCCAACGACTATTAAGGAGAATGATATATGTATAGATGTGATGAATGTAGGATGATAATAGAAGATTTTAATGATTTAGCAGAAGATTTTGATGGCTATAAAGTATGTCCTCATTGTAAAGGTGATGTAGAAATAGTAAAAGAATGTGAATGTGGCAATTGGATGGATAGAGATGAACTATTTTGTGAAAAATGTAGGTTATCAATAATAAAGAAATTCCAAGAGTTTATGGATGAATTTAGTGAAAAAGAAAGAGGATACTTAAACAAAATATATGATGGAAAAGAATTTTAAGGAGTGTGAGTTAAATGTTATCAAGTTACAACGATTTAAGGAAAGTAGATGTAAGTAAATGGGTAGAAAAAAGAGATGGAGCAGACTATTTAAACTGGGCAAAAGTTGTTGATTTATTACACGAAAATGGAGCAGAAAAAGTATATTTTGAGCCAGTAGTAAATGAACTAACAGGAAGTAGTTTGTATATGACAGAACAAGAATTTGAAGATAGCAAAGGTAATACAAATAGAGTTTATGAAACAGCAGTGAGAATAGTAATAGATGATTTAGAGTTTATTCAAAGAGGTCCAGTTACAAATGGAAGTAATCCAGTAAAAGATAATTCTATGTCCCAACAAAGATTATGGAATTGTCAAACAAGATTATTTGTTAAAGGTGTAGCAATAAGAACAGGTTTAGGATTTGATTTATGGCTTAAAGATGAAGAAAAAACTGACAAAGAAAATTGGGAAGATGATTTAAGTAGACACGATATATCAAAAATAAAAGAAAGATGCCAACAAATTTATACGCAAAAACATAAAGCAGGTTTAACTGCAAAAGAAATAGCAGACAAACTTCACAAAACAGAAGATGAAATAAAAGCATTATTTAGTTATTTTGATACTTTAAGCAATTTTGAAAGAGAGTTATCAAACATTGATACAAAGTCAAGATAGAAGTGGATATATAGGAGCATCAGATACAAGTTATGTAGTAGGTAACTGGAAAACAAAATCGTTTGAAAAATGGTGGCTTGAAAAATTAGGAATAGCTAAAAACGATTTTTCAAACGAAGCAATAAAAGCAGGAAATAATTACGAGCATAAAATTTTAGAAGCATTAAATATTGAAGGTTTACAAACTGATAAACAAATTATTGAAGATAGATTAAGAGTTAATTTAGATGGCAACACAGAAACTTGTATATATGAAGTAAAAACACATAATGCAGATAAAGAATTTAAGGTATCAAAACAGTATTGGAGGCAAGCACAAGTAGAGATGTATGCAAGCAATATAAAAAAATTATATATAGTTGCATATTCATTGATAGAAAGTGATTACAAAAACTATTTCAATGAAATAGATACAAATAGAATACAGTTGATTCCAGTAGAATATGATGAAAAATTTATTAAAGAGGAATATTTACCAAGGTTGCAGTATTTAACAGTATGTTTGAAAGAAGGTAAATTTCCAGTGAAAGAGGTATAGAATGGAAAAGTTTGAAAAGTTATATATGTTTAATCCTTTTACGATAGAAAAAGCTGATAGCAGGGAAATAGGAGATACATATACTAATTTGCAAAATAGATTAAGTGTAGATACAGACACACCATATCAATTAGCAAATAATATAGAAATCTATGCAAATATGAATTTCCTACTTGGTGAAATGATAGCAAGAATACAGGAACAACATGATGAATTAAAAACTGAAATAAGCATAACTGAAAACAAACAAATTTATATGCAAAGAAAGCAATGGCAAGAAACAAATAGTGAAAAGCCACCAGCAATGAGTTATTTTGAAGCTATGGCAAAAGAATTTGTAAAAAAAGAAAGTAAAGAATTAGCAAGATTAGGAGCAAATTTGTTTAGATTTAAAAAAGCATATGAAAGTATAGAGAGTAAGCAAAATGCATTAAAAAAGAAAATGGATGCAATGAAATTAGAAAGGTAGAAAAAATGGATACAAGTAATTTAATGTTCCCTAAACCAAAAGATAAAGGGAAAGCAAAATCAAAAAAGATTCCAGATAGTAAAAGATTCTCAATAATAACTGATGATTTAGAACACTGCATTGAATGTGGTAGAACAAAAGTAAATTTACATGAAGTGTTTTTTGGAACAGCAAACAGACAATTAAGCATAAAATATGGACTTGTAGTTCCATTTTGTGAAGAATTACATCATAATCAAGTGAATTGCAAAGGAGTTCATTTTGATGAGAAATTAGATACAAAATGGAAAAAAGAAGGACAAAAAGTATTTATGAAATATTACAAAAAAACAAAGCAAGAATTTAGAGAAATATTTGGAAAAAGTTATATTTAGGAGGAATGGAATAATGAAAGCAAATGAATTAGTAGGAAAATTAGCAATAAGAACAAAACCAATAAAGTTAGGTTCTGACTTTTTTGGAAATGAAAACAAGGATTACTCATATACAAGTAGTCCAATTAGAATTTTAAAAGTAACTGATAATCATATTGTATATGACCATAAAGGTTGCAAGGAAGAGAAGATATTTAAAAGTTCTAGTATATTAGATAATAGGTGGCTTGATGATAATTGGGAAGATTATGAAAATTTGATAGGAGGATTAGAAAATGAATAAATTTCAATTTTTAGGGAGATTAACAAAAGATCCAGAGGTAAGATACACTGCAAATACTAATTCGCAAGTAACAGTATTTACATTAGCAGTAAATAGAAGATATGTATCACAAAATGGAGAAAGAGAAGTAGATTTTTTTAATTTAACTGCATTTGGAAAAACTGCTGAATTTGTAAGTAAATATTATAAAAAAGGACAACAAGTATTAGTAGAAGGAAGAATACAAAATAGAACATGGGAAGATGATAAAGGTCAAAAGAGATATGCTACTGACTTTATCGTTGAAAATGCATATTTTGCTGATAGCAATAAAAATACAAATGATACACAAGAATCAGCAAGTGATTTTGTAACAGTGGAAGAAGATGAAGATTTACCATTTTAGGAGGATAGATTATGAAAAAATATTTTAAACATTTTATAACTATAACAAAACATATACATTATGTAAGAAAATTTTGTTTCAAATGTGGATATTACAAAAGAGGTTTATTACACGATTTAAGTAAGTATAGTTTTTCAGAGTTTTTTGCAAGTGCAAAATATTTTCAAGGAAATAGTAGCCCTATTGATGCTGAAAAAAGAGAAAAAGGATATTCATTGGCATGGCAACATCATAAAGGACATAATCCACATCATTGGGAATATTGGATAGATAATTTAGGAACATATAAAAATACACCATGCAAGATTCCTTATGAATACGTTATAGAGATGATATGTGATTGGTTAGGTGCAGGAATTGTATACTCAAAACAAAAGCCAAATTACAATATGCCATACGAAGAACCTTTAAAATATTATAACAAGTGTATAAAAGAAAGAATTTTCCACAAAGAAACACAAGAATTGATAGAATCTTATTTAAAGTTAATTGCTGTAAATGGTATAAATGCTTTTTGTTCATATATAAGAATTAAAGGTTATGATTATGCAAATTATACAGGAGAATATTTAGTATAGAAATTACAACAGGGATAGGCAAATAAAGTTTATCCCTGTCTTTTATAGGAGGATAAGATGAATAGTAAACAAAAAGGTAAAAGAGGAGAATTGTATATGGTCAAGAAATTTAAAGAAAATGGCTATGAGTGTAATAGGACAGCACAGTTTAAAGGTAACACAGGTAGAGCAGATGATATAGAAGGCATTGATTATATACATGCAGAAGTAAAATTTGTAGAAAGATTAAATATACATGAAGCAATGATACAAGCAGTAAGAGATACAATAGCAAGCAGAAGATTTGCTTTTCCAACAATATTTCATAAAAGAAGCAGAGAAGAATGTTTAGTAACAATGAGATTTGATGATTGGATAAAGTTATACAACGAATATTACAGTTCAATGAAACTTGCAGAAAGGAATATGAAAGATGATAACAAAGAGTGAGTTTATAGAAATAATAGATAGATTAAGAGATACTGATGATATGGTAACTGATATAAATGAAAGAATAGCAAGTAGCAAAGAAGTAGTAATATCAGATTTTACAAATGCAGGAAGTATGATGATATGCCATGAAGATATAGTAATAAAATTATTAGCAAATATATTTAATGACAGTGATACATTAAGCTGGTGGATGTATGAACTAGAATATGGAAGAAAATATTTTCATGGATGCATCCAAGATACAAATGGTAAGAATATAGACTTATCAAACGAGAGTAAATTATATGATTATTTGATAGAGCAGATGGAGGTGTAGAAAATGATAATAGTAAGTCAAGATGGAAAAACAATGATGAATTATGATACAGCAGTTGCATTGGAAGTGCAACACGATGACCAATACAATGATGGTTTTGTAATACAAGGATTATACGAGGATTATTGTTTTACTTGTGGTAAATATACAACAGAAGAAAGAGCAAAAGAAGTGTTAGAGGATATAGTTAAATTATATGAACAAAAAGATTTAACAGTAGGAAATATGGCATATGCAAATGTAAATTATCCAAAAGTATATAGGATGCCAGAGGTGTAGATATGGAAGAAATAAAAGATAATGAATATGTAAGAACATTACAAGGAACTATTGCAAAAATAGAAGATAGTGAATTTGATGTTAAATATAAAATACCTACTGGTAAACCAATTTATAGAAATTGGAAAGAAGATTTTGGTGGCTCTTATGTAGCATATGAAGATATAGTAAAACATAGCTTTAACATAATAGACCTTATAGAAGTTAGAGATTATGTGAATGGCTACATGGTAATAGATATAGATAGAAAAAATAATAAAGTATGCTTACTTATGCCTTTTGATGAGAATAATTTAAGTTTATCAAATATAGTATGGAAAGTCATAAAGCCGAAAGATAAAATCGTAACAAAAGAACAATTTAAATCAATAGAATATGAGGTAAAGTAAATGGAAGTAGAAAAAATAGTTTTTGCAATTCAAAATAAAGAAGGTTTGTATGCTACTTATGGAAGAAGTGAATTTCATAAAGATTTGAGATTTGCAAGACTTTATAAAAGCAAAAAAACAGCATTAAAACATTATTTCAATAATAAAGGAGATTATAAAGGTTTAAAACTTATAGGATTAGAAATAAAGGAGATTAGTAGGGAAGAATTAAATCCAGAAGAATTTGAAGAAAATAAATATAGGTGGTAGTGAAAATGGAAGAAAAATTAAAGAAAATAATAAATTATTATGGACCAATAGAACAAATTAAACAATTAGATGAAGAGGTAAAAGAGTTTATAGAAACAATAACAGATTATGAAAGAGATTCAAAAAGTCCATATTCAACAGTAGGAATTATGCAAAAAGATAAAGAACATATGGAAGAAGAGTTTGGAGATGTAATGGTAATGATGGAACAATATGCATTATATTATGGCTTAGATAAGGACAAGATAAAAGAAATAATGCAATATAAAGCAGATAGACAAATTGGGAGGATAGAGAATGAAAAAAGAAAGAGAAGTTAAAATAGGTAACTACATATTTAAAAATAGTAAAGAAGGAAACACTATATTTCACTGGATAGGAAACAAACAAGAAAAAACAGCAGATGAAATATTTGAAGAATTAGGATATGAAAAACATCAAAAAGAAAATATTGGTTATGCCAAAAGAGATGAAAATGGAATAATGAGCGCTATAATATTTGATTTTGAGAAAAAAGCAGTTGTAGTGCATTATGCTTATACAGATTGTATAGGAATTGAAATGCAAGACCTAAAAGCAATAAATATGAAGTGTAAAGAATTAGGTTGGTGTGAGTAATGGAAGAAGAGATAAAAGTATTAGAAAATTGCTGGGTAATGACAACAGACCATGTGTTAGATGATGGAAATATAGCTTTAAAATTAGCGATAAAGAATTTTATAAAAGAATATAGACAATTAGAAAAAGAAAATAAGGAATTAAAGAAATATAAAGATAGATGTGAAGGAGCAGTAGAATTTATAAATAGCAGAATAGAAGGTATGGTTCCAGAACATTATGAAGATTTACATTATATATTATGTGAAAGTGAAGAAGGTGAGTGGTAATGGAAGAAATAAGTAGAAATATAAATTTAAAAATAAGAATAGAAAATACTTTTGCAAGAGCAAAAAGTGTGAGGGAAAGAATAGCTAATGAGAATAAAGAATTAAAATTTCCATCAGAGCCTAGTGAAGCAGAATGTTTAGCATATGATATGCAATATATAAAACAATATATAGAACAACTAGAAAAAGAAAATAAAGAATTAAAAGGTAAGTATAATATTCAACCAGTATTAGTAAATAATTCAATGTTTTTTATAGATAATGAACTTTACGAGAATTTATTAGTAGATATAAACAAAAACTACATACCAAAGTCTGTAATAAGAGATAAGATAGAAGAATTATACAATAAGCAAGATAAAGAGGATGAAATACTATCAGACAAGGGATTTGATTTAGGAATGAGAAATTATCTTACAACAAAGGAAGTTACAATAAAGGTATTAAAAGAAATATTAGGAGATGAGTAAATGAAAATGTATAAAACAAAATTAGGAAGAGCAATAAATTTTATAAAGAATGAAAACAAATTTAAAAGAGCAGATTTAGTTGAGGTTATTAGCAACACATCTAAATATAAATGCTATGACAAATACATAGGGCAATATGCTGTAGTAACTAATACTGATTATAGTAAGAAAGATTATATAGTAGGATTAAAGTTTTTAGATGGAACAAATATTGATTATAAACCAAGTGAATTAAGAAAATGTGATTATGTAGAAGAACATACAAGTAAAGAGTTTATAAAATTATTAAAAATGATTTAAGGAGGAAAAATAAAATGAAAGAAAAAATAATAAAAAGTATAAAGAAATTTGAAATAGAAACAGGAGTAAAACCAACACATTTAAATGTAAGAATAGAAGAAATGGAAGAATTAAAGAAAAAACTAGGGGTA